ATCTATCTTGCTATGATTGCATCTTACGGTCTTGAAGCTATCCGCTTTACAGTCTCATTCGTGACTAGCTTAGGTATGGTTGAGAACAAGATCTTCATTGGTAACGGAAATGAGATCGCTCTTATCCTTTCTGATGAAATGCTGCACGTAGACTGGACATCTTACATTATAAATACCATTGTGAAAGATGACCCTCGCTTTACACAGGTTGCAGCTGAGTGTAAAAAGGAAGCGTATGACATGCTTATGGCGGTTATCGCTGAAGAGAAGGCATGGGCTAAGTATCTCTTCAAAGAAGGTTCAGTTATTGGTATGAATGAACGTACTATGGTTGGACAAGTAGATTGGACGGCGCAGTATCGTTTGAAAGATATTGGAATCAAGTATGATGCAGGTGTTAAGGCAACACCCACTCCTTGGTTCAACAAGCATCTTAACACAAATAAGAAACAAACAGCTCTGCAAGAAAATGAGAGTGTGGCTTATATTATTGGTTCAATGACCAACAGTATAAATTATGACGAACTTCCAAATTTGTAAGGAATTTTATGGCAATTGAAAATGCACAACTTAAGGACGCTGTTAATGAAGCGTTGAATGGCGAAATCGTAGGAAAGAAATGGTATGTATCCAAGACTTTCTGGGCGAACGTTGTAGCTGGTTTGACTATGATCGGTCAGATCAAATACGGCTTCCTAATCCCAGCCGAATATCAAATGATGATCATGTCATTTGTTAATATCGGTCTTCGTAAGATCACCAAGGACCCAGTCATCTGGTAAAACGAAGGGCTTCGGCCCTTCCATAAAAATATGTACACGATTTACTCCAAACCGAATTGCACCTACTGTGAGCAAGCAAAGTATCTTCTCACAGCTAAAGGTTTAACATACGAAGAGCTTATCATAGATGTCGGTCAGCTTAAAGAAGACGACAGAACTTACGTGTCTGTTCAGCAGCTTAAAGACCGAGTTCCAACCGCCCAAACTGTTCCTCAAATTTTTAAAGGTGACGCGCATCTTGGCGGCTTTGAAGCTCTAAAGAAATCCCTAATGTAAGGTGAAATCCAGTAAATAATCTATCAACATCATAGAGGAACATGGCTCCCTAAGTCAGCACATCTAAGGGGAAAAGCATGCACGATATTACAGTGATAGAATTATTCGGATACAACATAAACACATACGCAGTAGCGATCTTTACTTTCTTTGCTATTTTTGTAATTGCATTGTACAGAGCTCAGCGCGATAATAGACTTGATTGGGTAGATATGCTGACCAGAGATGGCAGTAAGGTTTCTACTACAAAGCTTCTTCAGCTTATTGGCGGAATTGTTGCTACATGGGTCATTGTTAAACTAACTCTTACCAAAGAGCTAAGCATGGATATGTTCGTAACTTACTTGATGTATGTCGCAGGTTCAGACGGATATGCGAAGTACATTATGGCTAAGTACGGTCAAGCAGGTTCAGACGACTCACACGTTAGTCCAACACCATCAGGTTCAGCTAAAGCAGAATAAAATAAATGAAAATAAATGAAAATAATGAATTCTACTGCTATTTTGAAATGGCAGACTAATGGGCGATTTTTATTAGCCGCATTTGAAGAAGACAATAAGACATTTATTATTCAATTGGAAAAACGTCAGTTAGTGCAAATTACTGAATTAAAGAAATTGAGAACAGCTGAAGGTTCATTTTATCAGGACAATATTAAAGATATTGATAAAGCGTTTGGCACAACAAAAAATGCTTCTAAGATTCCAGTTGCTGTATATGGAAAAGTTTCTAATGGATTTATAGAAAAACTTCCCGAGTTTGATGCACTATATTTTATAGCAGCGAAAAAACACTCAGAAGGTGAAAGTGATTATGCAAGTAAGAAGCGCATTTATGCATTTATAGCTGATAAAATTGTAAAGAGCACTTCGAAATTATTTTACTATGAAGCCGAAAATAATTATGAAGCCGAGTTTCTAATTTCAAAAGTGCAGCTATCGGAAGAAACGAAAAAATCTTTAGGATTCAAAAATCCATTGTCTGAAGCAATAGTTAATTTGAATTTTGGCGCGGGATTTTATTAAACAGGTCAGAGATTACGAAGCCTTTCTAAGTTGGTATAATTGACATACTAACTAGAAAGGCTTTTTGCATGTCCGGAAAAAAAGGAACTTACGTAGGTTTACGTGTGCTGGCTCCAGCCAATGAACTTCTGTATAAACACTGTAAGGATGCTGGGGTACCAGTTCGATCTTCCATGTTCGAAAATCGATTGCACACGACCGTGATTTACAGTCGAACACATTGCAATCAAATAAATCTTGAGCATGGTCAGAAATACATCGCCCGATTTGCTGGGTATGACATCTTCAGCGGCCAGAAGGGTGAAAAAGTTTTAGTGATGAAGCTTGAAGCTCCAGGTGTATCTGCTCTTCACAATCAGATTATGTCTGAAAATGAAGATGCGACGTATGACTTCGCTGTATTTAGACCACACATCACGCTCTCATACAACTATACTGACAACAACACAATGGGCATACCAATCTTCCCTCATGACATCATATTGGGAGAGGCGTATGCAGAAACTTTGGATTTAGAATGGGGAAAATAATGGAAGAAGTAACAGAAAGAGTTCAAAAGGTAATGGATCCGCTTGGTGATCGTCTTAAAGCTGTTGAACAAGTAGAAGCAGGAAGACGCTGTGATCGCACGAAGCCGCTGATGGCCAGGTTAGATGGTAAAGCGTTCCACACATTTACACGCGGTCTAGAGAGACCTTATGATGTTCGATTGAGCACACTGATGATTGACACAGCGCGCTACTTAGTTGAACAAACACATGCGAAACTTTCCTACACCCAGTCGGATGAAATTTCCCTGCACTGGACTATCCCAGACCCGACATCTGGCGAAACATTCCTCTTCTCTGGTAAGTACCAGAAGATGGCTAGTGTCCTAGCGGGTATGGCAAGTGCGTTCTTTACGAAGGAACTTGCTGCTCGTATCCCAGAAAAAGCACATCTACTTGGTGTGTTTGACTGTCGTGTTTGGAATGTTGAAGACATGAACGAAGTCTATCTTAACTACCTGTGGAGACAACAGGACGCAGTTAAGAACTCAATCAGTATGGCAGCGCAAGCTTGCTTCTCTCACAAGACGCTGCACGGGGTTGGCAGTGAAGAAAAGAAACAAAAGCTGCGAGATATAGGTCACCCTTGGGAAGCTGAACCAGAGTTCTTCAAATGGGGAAGTTTTGCGGCTCGCAGGTCGTTCGCTGCTCCGCTAACACCAGAACAGTTGAACAAGATACCTGAAAAGTTCCGTCCTACTGGGGATGTGATGAGATCGGATGTTCAAGTTGTACCATTTGGGTACATCGAAGGCAAGCAAGATTTGTTTGCCTAGCACCAGTTTACTTATACCAAATCCATGGTATAATTAAAACATCTACAGCAGATTGGCTGCTGTAGATTACGCTGATTCACTTAATTCAGCAACCCTAAAAGGAAATACGAAATGACATTCAGTTCTCTAGGCCTCAGCGCAGGTCAAAAATTCAAACTCACCGCAGAAGATTACGCCGATGTGAATCGCCGAAAGTCAGCACCTGCACAATTTGGTATGGCTGTGGACGCTCATATCAAAAATTATCTCCAACCAAAAGGCATTGTCGTTCCTGACGATAAGTACGCTGCTTGGGACTTCAAGTTCAATGGCACAGCGTATGACATCAAGTCGTATGCAGCATCTACGATTACAATCAGCTCACGCGAAATGGCATTCAGCGATTTTGAAATGGGTGCTGGACGTGATGTTATCTACGCCATCTTCGAACAGTTAGCTCTCATGGAATTCAAGTTTAAGGGTTATGTATCCTGCAAGCAATTGCGTGAACATAACAAGATCCGCAATTCTAAATTCGGCGACAGCTTCTACTTCTCTCTGGGCTCAGCTCGGTTCCTTTAACCTAAGTCAAATCCCTGGGTAGGTTACATTTGGTTACAACTAATCGGTGTACAACCTGCTCAGGTTGGAGTATAATACATCATGGACACAAAAATCTACCACGACTTTGCTTGGCAGCATAATGCTGCTTTGGTAAACATGCTTGACAAAACTGTTAAGCTTCCTCAGTTTTTGAATAAGCTGCGGAAATATGCTGCCACCCAGCGTGATCCGAACACTCCCCAAGATGCAATTGATTCAAATCAATTGAAGATCATTGGAGATGGCTTTGAATGTTTTGGCGAAGCCTTTATTAAATTGTGCGGTACATTCGACAATAGACTTTATATTAAAGATTTTAAGCGCCTTGATATTAATGATAATGGTGTTGATGGAGAGGGTGTTGATTCTAAAACTGGTCAGCGTATTTTCGTCCAATTTAAATGCTATAAATCTACTGAATTTTTAACTGGTGTTAAAAGTCATTTAGATTCTTTTGTTGCTGAATCACTTATGTTAATGTTAGATTCATGTCAAAAACCAGCAGAAGTAAAAGAGTGGCCACGACTAATAGTAATTACGTCTGCTGCAGATATTCACCCATATACTAAAGAACAAAAATATCGTAATAGAGTTGAATGTTTTCCTCATGATGAGTTGAATAGACTTACATCAAATGAATCGTTCTGGGCCGAATTCTTGCGGCTTGTTACAATTTAACTGTGTACATTTATCAGGTTAAAGAGTATAATACATCATGATCAAAAAACAACTCAAACTTCACCAACGTACCTGCGTTGCAGTTGCCATGGAAGAAACCCTGGGCACATTCTGCTACCCTACAGGTACAGGTAAAACCCTTGCTGAAGCAGCAATTATCGTTGAGCATATCAAAGAAGATCCTACAGGAATCTTTGTAGTTCTTGTTCCACGCATCATGCTTGCGCAACAACTTTTCAGTGAAATCTGGACTGAAGTTGTTCTTGCTGCTGGAATCAAATGCTCATTCTTCAGTCTCCATTCTGGAGCATCCCCTAAGATCAAGCAGATGACGAAGAAGCTTCGTCTTGTAAATGCTGAAGAGCTCGACGATCAAGATGACAACGAAGATGCTCTTGCAGTTCTTAAAGGTCTTCGTTCTTTGAATTTGAGCGATGAACAAATCGCTGAAGAATTCCCATCTGGTACAACTCGTGCTAAGCTTTTGAAAGCCACTGAAAGAGCTGCTGAACTTGGACAGCCTTTGGTGATCGTTAGTACCTATCATTCTTCTGATATGGTTCGGATTGCATTTGATGAATCCGACTTCAATGTGAAGGTCATGATTGCTGATGAAGGTCACAATGCTGTTGCTATCGGATTCCAGCACGTTCACGATATGCCAGCAGACAAACGCTTCTACTTTACTGCTACTCTGAAGAATACAGACGGCGGCGAAGATGGTTGTGGTATGCAAAATCAAGAACGCTTTGGTCCTATTTTGGATAAACTCTCTCCTAAAGAAGCAGTTGCTCGTGGTTTGATTGTAGGTCCTAGAGTTCACTATGTTGAAATTGCTGGTGTTAACGACGAAAATGTTATCGATGCTGACTTCAAAGCTATAGAAGCAGCTTTTGTTGCCCACGCAAAAATGACAAATGGTATTGGTGCTAAACTTTTGGTAGCTGCTCGTGGGACCAAGGAGATTAAGCAGATCATGGAACATGGAGAATTCTTTAAACGTCTCCGCACTATTCGTCCTAATTTGAAAGTGTTTGACGTTACTTCAGTTTATGGTGCTCGCATTAATGGTGTGAGTGTTGATCGTTCAACGTTCTTGCTGAAGCTTCAAGAACTTCAAAATCATGAAGAAGCAATTATTCTTCACTATGACATTCTTTCTGAAGGAATCGACGTTCCAGGTATCACAGGTGTTATGCCTCTTCGTAATCTTGGTGTATCGAAGTTCTTGCAAACTCTTGGCCGTGCTACTCGCCTTCATGCTACTGATCGTGCACGGCTTGCAGATGAAACCACTGCTGAAGCTGAAGCAGCAAAGCTCGATTGGTTCACAAAGCAATGTGCATGGCTTGTTCTTCCTTGCTACGGCAATTTTGGTGGAGAAATTAAAGCTTCTGCTGAAACTTATGTTCGTCAGCTTCGTACCTTTGGTTGGATTCCTGGAGAGAATGATCTTCTTACAGAAGCTGGTGGTGAAAATGAACCTAAGCCGATTGATGAAGTTCACCCTGATGGAAAGAATCTGCCTGCTATGGTTGAGATGATGGAAGAGATTAATCAGCGTTTTGAGAGCATGGAAGAATTTACTAGTTGTAAAGGTATTTCTAACAAGAAAACAGCTTGGGAATTGCTTTAATTGTTACACTCTGTTACACTTTAAACAGTGCATAACCTGACAAACTGTGTTATAATAATCTTATGACAAAATCTTTAATGCAACAAATCACAGATGACATGTGTTTATCTGACATGATCACGTGGGTATATGTGGGCGACAAAGTAAAACCGACTTTTGTCCCATTCGAAACTCTGGGTTTCGAAATGATAAATAAAATATCGGCAGTCAATGGTTCAATTTTGGTATTGTCTGATTGTGGTTTACTGGCAGCAATTCTTCGCAAAATGAAATCAGAAGGGATAAATTTTTCCCGAGTAGAATTTATTGCACACACAGATAGACAAGTATTCTTTGCTGAACAGGTAGGAGTTACAACTATCCATAGACTAGGGTATAATGAACCTATTGAAATATTAGAACAAAAAATGAAAAAACCATTCGATATAATTGTTGGAAATCCGCCATACCTAAATGGTTTGCATATGGATTTTTTAGTGATGTGCGAACGGCATCTCAAAGATTCTGGTCATCTAATCTTTATTCAGCCTTCAACCGAATTCATCAAACAAGGGTCAGTGAAGCCTACTAAAGCTTTACGCGCTATCCAAGATAAGGTGAAGGTAATTGAACTGCGAAATCCATCTACCTGTTTTAAAGATGCTGATTTAAATAATCTAGTATCAATAACACAAATTTTTGATAAGACAGTTTCGAACGGTGGTAAGATTAGATTGATTGCTGAAGAGTTTGATTCTATTGTAAATTTTTGTGATGTGTCAATTCACTCGCATGAATCAGGTTTCTTTGCATTTAAGAATAAGATTAAATCTCTGACAACTGAGCAATCTCTTAACGACATAACTTTTTACGAAACCGGAATTCAGCAGCTTATTGACTCTGATTGCAAATTCTTTTTAAAGTCATCCGGCATAATGGGTAATACTGGTGGCGGGTCTAGTCTTGCAGATTTCTTCAAATATGATTTCAATATCCTGTTTGGTAATAGTGCAACTATTGTTGATAAGTCGCAACTTCAAACTAAACGAGCAAAGATTGCTTGGGGTTTCAAAACCTTAGCAGAAGCTCAAAGTGCATATTCTTATTTCAGAACTAATTTTGTTCGTGCTAGTTTGAGCATCTACAAAAATAGTTTGAATATGTGGATTCCTCAGATTAAGTCTATCCCAGTTGTTCCATTTGATAGAACATGGACTGATGAAATGCTCAAAGAGTATTTCCAATTGTCGGAAGACGAATGCTCTTATGTCGACGGTATGATCAAATACTACCCGTAATAACATGTCAAGAATTAAAAAAACTGGCGAGGTTTTTACACCTCGCTCTTTAGTTAGAGAGATGCTCTCTAAATTGCCGAGCGAAGTTTGGTTCGATCCAAATAAAACATGGTTTGAGCCATCTGCTGGAGATGGTAATTTTTTAGTTGAGATTAAAGCTCGTCTCATTCAAGCTGGGCATGCCGAGATTCAAATCCTCGAAAACATGCTCTTCAGTGTGGAGCTCATTGATGATAATCATTGGACACTTCAGCATCGATTAGGCTATCTCATCGATGGCTTGCCAAATCCTCTGTTGAATCAAGATCACTTCTTGATCTCAAAGATTCATCCCATGACTCAGGATTTGAATGACAAGAATCCGTATCACGAGAAGCTTGGCTTAGAACGAGATGAAGTATTACACCATCGAAATCATGTGTGCTATACAGCTCTTGAATATGACATGAGCTTTGGTAGAACAGAAGCAGATGTTGCTCCAGTGTTAGAGCTCTTACCAGTTAAAGATTTAGGTGAATGGCCTGAGACAGACACCCCTGATATTGGGGAGAAGTATGTTGTCGAAAAGATGCTAGGTAAGCAACCACAGCTCGTACATACTGATTTTAAGGAAGAGTTTAAACAGTTTGGCGAACTTACTGAACGGATTAAACCTAAGAAAGAACCTAAGGTAAAGGTTGCTAAAGAACCGAATGCTCCCAAAGAACCGAAAGGTGAAGGACGTGGTGGTTGGGGTGTTCATCCTAAGCATTATGGTCAAGGTAAAATCCTGCGATCATTCTTCGATGGTGCTTGGTGGACTGCGAAGCATGATGACATCGTCGATGACGTGAATGCTTCTCTTGCTGCAGGTGGTAAGCAAACGCTAATTGAAAATCCTCGCCCATTCTCTGCTAGTTCAGGTCTGCGGGGTGGCGATAAGTACTGGACGAAAGAATAAATACATTCTTGATTAAGGATGTACTATGCTTCTACTTGAACTCTATCGTAAAGGTGCTGATGTTGAGCACGAACAATTCTTCACTAAACCTGCGGTAGCTGCTGAAGTTTCACAGGTCATAAAATCTCAGCCGTGGTTCAAGGATTTGAAAGCATTCATTGAGCCATCGGCCGGTGGTGGGGTCTTCCTAAAGCACTTTCCGAACGCCGTCGGCTACGACTTGGTCCCTCAGAATGACAGCATCAAGCAAGCAGACTTCTTGAAGCATGACTTCAAAACAGATCCATCTAAAACTTTAATCTTCGGTAATCCTCCATTTGGTATTGGTGGTTCATTAGCTCTTGCCTTCATCAAGAAAGCTGCTACCCTTGCTGATACGATTGCATTCATTCTTCCAGCTACATTCGCTAAAGCTTCAATGAAGAACAAGCTCCCTAAAAACTTCCATCTTGAATACGAGATGAAGCTTCCTAAGGATGCATTCCATTCCCCAGCTGGTAAGAACTTGAATGTTAGCTGTGTGTTCCAGATCTGGAGACGTGGTGATACTGAAAGAGCTGAAGAAAAGTTTGATGCTTCCAAATCCCCATTGCAGTTCGTTACTCGAGCAGAAGCAGACTTCGCTATTCGTAAAATCGGTGACAAGACTTTAGGTAAGCTTGTACCTTTAGAAGATGTAAAGACAGATACTTCGTTCTTCTTTATTAAGGGAGACGCGAAAAAGATTGGAGCCGCACTTGCTAAATGTGACTTCAGTCAAATCCCTGGAGCTGCAGCAAAAGGATTACGTTCGATAAGTAAACTTGAACTTACTTCAGAACTGAACAAACATTTGTAATAGAGTTACTTAAAACTGCTTAGGTTTTGGTTACACTGTTACTAAAATAACAGTGTACTTTTTGCAGGTTGTAGTGTATAATTACTTGTACGCTGATAAAACAACCTGGAAAAAGTCATGAAATTCGTTCCTTCTCGCTGGAAAGACCTCTCGGAACAGCAACAAGCTGTTATCCGTTGGGTCATCGAAGACAAAGGTTCTCTCGAACTGATGGCTCGTGCTGGTTGCGGAAAGACTTATACGATCATGAAGGTCGTGGACGCCATCGTTGAAGGTAAGCTTGGCGATATTGCTATCATGGCTTACAACAAGTCCATTGCTGACGAACTCAAAGGCAAGCTGGAAAAGACCGGCTACGACTGGAGAGTTGCTCAAGCTGGAACGGTTCACTCTTTTGGTTACGGTGCTTGGAGAAAAGTTGCTCCTCACGTTCAAATCGAAAACAAGAAGATGTACAACATCGTCCAAGAATGCGGTTACGATCAAGGTGGAGACATTTACTTGTTCGCTACTGAAGCAATCGTGAAGCTTTGCGGCTATGCAAAGCAACGTGCAGTCGGTCACCTCTCCTCCATCGATGATACTTCGGTTTGGATGGACATGTTCGAACACTTCGGACTCGAGAACGATATCACTGAAGATGTTGATGCCTACGATGTTATTAAGGCCGCACAACGCGCCTACCGTATCTCCTTGAAACAATGTCGGGATGTTATCGATTTTGATGACATGATTCTGGCTCCTCTCTACTTCAAGGCTCGCTTCTGGCCCAAGGACTGGGTTGCAGTTGACGAATCGCAAGATACGAATTCTGCACGCCGTGCTCTTGCTTTGGCTATGCTGAAGCCCCGCACTGGTCGTATGATCTTCGTTGGTGATAACTGCCAAGCGATTTACGGTTTCACTGGTGCTGATTCTGACTCCATGAACCAACTGAAGGTTGCTACCAACGCCAAGACTCTTCCTCTGAACGTTACTCGCCGTTGCCCTAAGACTGTGGTTGAAATGGCTAAGCGTTTGGTTCCAGATTTTATTGCCCACGAATCTGCTCCTGAAGGTGTTGTTCGTGCTATCGAATACAAGGACTTAGTTGCTGAAGTTCTTACCAAGAATGATGCAATCCTCTGCCGTAATACTGCTCCCTTGGTTCAAACTGCTTACTCCTTGATTGCCAAGGGTGTTGCTTGCCGAGTCGAAGGTCGCGAAATCGGTACTGGTCTTATCAAGCTAGCACGTCGTTGGAAAATCAAGACCCTCGACAAACTGCTTGTCAAGTTGGAAGATCACCAAGCCCGTCAGACTGCTCGCTTCATGAGCAAGGGTCAAGAAGAACGCATCGAAGGTTTGGTTGATCAATGTGATTGCCTCCGTGTAGTTATCAGCCGTTGCTTGCTGGCTAAGAAGACTAGCGTTGATGATCTGGTTGCAGACATTGACAGCATGTTTGGTAACACCAAGGAAGGTGAAGCTCCCAAGGTTCTGACTCTCTCGACGGTTCACAAATCTAAAGGTCGGGAATGGACCCGGGTGTATGCTCTTGGTCGTGCAAAGTTCATGCCTTCTCCTTACGCTAAGAAGGAATGGCAAATGGTTCAAGAGTCGAATCTTGAGTATGTGATGATTACTCGGGCTATGTCTGAGTTCATTGATGTCCCTATGTCTGAAAAGGAATGATGATGACTGCTGCTTTGAATATTCTTTGGTTTCTTGGTTTTGTTTTGTCAATTGTCTTAGTGTTTAATTTTGTTGGTTTCTCAGGTTTAGTGAATATGTTCCCTGAAGGTAAGCGAGCCTGGCATCTTCCTGTCCAACTTCTGACTCTAGTTTTCTTTGCGTTGATGGTGTTGTATAATCCTTTTATTACATGGAGCTTCAAATAAGATGCAATCATTCGCTGATAAAATCAATGACGTTATTCAGGACCTGGAAGATGCTAGAGGCAAATGTCTAGCTCTTGGTCTGGATACCTTGGCCCTTAGGTTGCATGAGTCTGTAAATACCATGCTTGATCTCAAAGAGGCAATGGAAAGGGTTGGTGTCCCAGGACAACCCACCTACAATAATTCTGACGACATCATGAAACTGGTAGCACAACAACTAATGGAGAGAACAAATGGGCAAAGCTAAGAACGTTGATGAGAAAGATGTAAAAGATCCGATCCTCCTAGCATGCTCAAAGCATGCAAATGAAACTGCTGATCTGGTTGACACCAGTGATAATCATGCAGCCCTTTACTTTGGTGTAAAATATACTGAAGGTACTGACAAGGTAAAGGAATCAGTTGAGACCTACATCATGGCTGTTGGATACTTTGGTATCCTTGGTGAAGGTTTGTATTCTGAACTCCGAGATCAACTTGAAAATGGTGAGCCGCAACTGTTCGCAATCCTCCGTGATGTTATCCATGATCTTGAAGATGATATGGAAATCGACCCTAATGAAGACTTTGGAATAGATGATGACGCAGATCGAATTGTGCATTAACCCTAATCGCATTGAGCTCGACGAAGCTTATATGCAGATGGCTGAAGTGTGGGCGCAACGATCAAAAGCAAATCGTCTTCAAGTTGGTGCTTTGATTGTTAAAGACCGCCAAATCATCAGTGATGGCTACAATGGAATGCCTGCTGGTTCAAAGGATGATGTCTGCGAATATTATCCAGAGCGTGATGAGTATTCTTATCGAGTTCAATGGGGTACAGAAATGCCACCGTTTACTCTGGCTGACTCTCGAACAAAATCGATTGTCCTTCACGCTGAGTCCAATGCCATTCTGAAAGCTGCAAAGAATGGTGGTCAAGGTCTTGATGGTGCAACCATTTACACTACCTATTCTCCTTGCCCTGAATGTGCAAAGCTTATCAAGCAAGCTGGAATTACGCGCGTAGTTTATCGCCACAACTACCGTCTCCTTGATGGTATTGAAATGTTGAGAGAGTTAGAAGTCCCTGTTGAACAATTGAAAGGTTAATGATGCAAGTAAAAGGTACTGAAATTGCCAAGCGGCAAGTAGAAGTTGAAATTAGTCCTCGAGATGTCTTTACATCTCTACGTGGTGAAGTCTTTTCAAAGTTGAAACTTCCGACATATGATATCCCATACGTCAAGAATGGAAAGATTTATATTGATGAAGAAGAACATGGTCATCGCACTACTTGGGATACCAAACTTATTGCTGAAGTTCCATCAGAAGATCAACTTACTGCTATTGAAACATTCCAAAATCTTATAGCGCTGATTCAAAAATTGGAGATTAAATAATGACAACATCCGCTGATATGCTTGGACAATCTGGTATCCTCCGTAATGCTCGCATTGAACGTTACGAGTTCGATCCCACGAAGGCTGCACACTTGGATTCTCTGCGCAATTATTTGCTAACTGGTAATTGGGGTGATATAATGTTCTATACTGAAGCACCTTATTTGAACGTACCCGAAACAGTTTTACGCAAGACTGCAAATTGGGCTCTTGCGATGGCAGGCCGGTGAAAACTGAACTCAACAATAGAACACTCTGGTTTGATGGGACTAGTCAGGTTGCTCCTGATGATGTCCCAAGCCTTATTCTGTCTGGGTGTTCTCTAGACCAAATTGTTGTCAATGAGTTGAATGATGATGTGAATCAGTTCAACCTCATTGAAGATGAAATGATTAGCATGGCGAAGAATGAAAATAAATCATTCAACTTCGAATACAACATCCCAGCAATCTACAAGACACTTGATGTTGAGTACCGTCTTCGTATGGAAGTAGATGGGATGCCGCACCAGTATGAAGCACGTTTAGAAGATGAGTTGGTCCAAGTTCGGACCCGAGGCATGCTGCCCCTGCTCAGGACTCTAATCTACATTGTAGATAAGTTCAAGGAATCAGGAACTGTTTGGGGAGTTGGAAGAGGTTCATCCTGTGCCAGTCTTGCTTTATTCCTAATTGGATTACATAAGGTAGACCCTATCAAATACAATATTCCAATGACGGAGTTCTTCCACGATTAATCAGGCCGGGCAGATAATAAATACAGATGCATATTTATCCTATATCCTAATTTTTGGAGAACTCCCTAATGAGCAAGCAAGCACGAAGCGCACGTGGCGA